TGCTATTCATGAAAAGGAGGTTGCAGAACAAAAGAGTGTTATCGCACTGAATTTGGACAACAATGAGTTGACCAATGCTATTATACTTCAGATCAAGCATACTGCTCAACTTCAAATAGAGCGTGCAGAAATCGAAGCTACGTCTAAGGCATACGGGGATCTTAGTACTGTCCTCGGTGGTATTGGTGACCTCGTTGGTGGAAAAGGGGGCGGTCTTCTCAGTGGTCTTGGAGGCCTGTCTGGTGCTCTCAAGGGAATCGGCGGAACCAAGGGGATCAGTAACACCATAGGAGACATGTTCTCTAACGGTGCTGACGAAGAGGGCATGGGTGGGAGCACAATGAAGTTTGCGATGAACTTCGTTGGTGGTATCGCGAAGTTCATGCCTATCGCTGGGGCAGCAGTCGGTCTCGCAACTTCTGTCATCAGCATGTTCCACAAGCCTGAATTCGAAAAGATTGCGAAGGAACTCGGAAAGGAACTCGGAACAGACATTTCTGACGAGACCGCAAAAGCAATCGAAGCTACCGAGAAAAAGCTGAATGTCAGTCGTGCGATGGCTGAAGCTCTGAATGTCGACAAGATCATCGGGGAAGCTGGGTTGTCAGACAAGACTTTTGCGATGGTTGGGGACTTGATGAAGGGCATTGCGGACGGATCAATCCCTGCTGCGGAGGGAATGGACGAACTCGACAAAGCCTTCCAAAAGGTCTCGGAAAGTTCTCCTGCTGCGGCCATTGCCATGATGAAACAGGCAAAAGTGCTCGGGGAAGAACTCACACCAGCGATGCAGAAGTACCTCGACGTTCAGCACAAGTTAATGGCCGAAGGTGCCGACGAAATCGGCAAGGGCCTTGCTCTTTCTGGTGCTGAAACGTTTGGATCGCAGTTCGGGACTGATGCTGCTCAATTCTTTGTGATGGGCTTTGCTGAAGAAATCGCACAGAATGGTCTTCTCTCCGCTTTGGACTCTCAGAAGGACAACATCAATAAGATGTTCGACGAGTTCCAGAAAGCTGGAAACGAAGACGCGATGGCATTGCTCCAGCCATATAAGAATCTGGAAGACGTAATCAACGGTGCTGATACTGCTTTGAAGGGAACTCTCACAACCTTCAGCGGTATGGAGAAGGTCTTCCAAGGTCTCTCGAAAGCTGGAGACCTGACGCTCAGCAACTTCCAGGCTATGGAGCGTAGCATCAGCAAAGTCAATGATGACCTTACCAAGCAAGGTATCACTGGCGACGCATCCATGCAAATTCAGCATCAGGCACTTCAGGACATTATCGACGCTCACAATACCTACGGGTATGTGATTGACGAGAATACGCAGAAGTTGATCGACCAGGAAATCGCGGCGGGCCACGCATTCAAAACTGACCCGATTGTTGGACTAACGCAGGCCCTCAACGACCTGATCGTAACTCTTGGTGGTGTCCCGTCTGCGATAAACGCTGTTTCAAATTCGATTGACAATATGCACACAACGCCCGGAGGTGGTGTAGATACTGGTGGACATAATTCTGGTGCTCCAACAAGTGATTATAACAACTATGCTCAACAGCAACAGCAAGCTCATCAGTTCCATGCTGCTTCCGGAATGGATATGGTTCTCGGGTATGGACCTCTTCCTGGTGGTGCGTCGGGGATTCTAGCCCATCCTGGTGAACACGTTCAAATCACTCCTGCTGGTCAGTCGAGAACTTCGGACACTAGCATCACCTTCGCGCCAGTGATTAATATCAATGGTTCTGGGTTGAGCAAGGCTGAAGTTCTACAGATGGTTGACAAGGACATCAAGGACAACGTTTTTGGTCTCCAGACTCGTATCAAGCGGGTCATGGAAGGGAGATATTAGTGGCGAATACTAAACCTCCTAAACCAATAAATCTTCCTAAGGTTGGTGTTAATCAAAACTGTCCTTGGTCACAGGGATATAGAGTTTTAACGCCGAATGCAGGAGTAGTGCTAAACATAGGAGATCAATTTCTTCTAGACTGTGTTTCGTCGTGTACTGGTGCTCCAGCTTCTATCGTATCAGGCCCAAACGATGATGGGACATATGTCGCATTTGTCCCTGGTCATGATTTGAAATAACGATATGATCTTCTCTGTCCCGATGTTGGTGGAAGCCGCAAAACAGAATCCTGCAATCTACGCTGCCCTGTATCTTAATTGGCCGTCAATCACGTCAGGACTCTCGGTTGTGCCGTCTGAGATCCCTTCGGTTGCTACGATTTGGACAAAGGCTGGAATCGGTGGGTCAATTGGGGATGCTTCTTCCAACTTAACGAGCCGCAGGGTACTTGAGTTTGGAACCGTTGAGCGTTCGGTAAACCAACGCGATTCGTCCCTGACTCTCCTTGAAGCAGGTGTTCTGATTGACGACCAAGACGGGTATTTTTCTAAGATACTCGGAACGGGAATTGATCTTCGTGGAATGACTGCGGCAATCTATTTGCGGCTCATTTCTGGTTCTAACGTTGCAAATCAGTACACCGCAATTGCTGGAGTTGTCTACGACTTTAAGCAGGAGGGCACAGGATCTTGGCGGCTTTACATTCGGACAAATGACAGTCCTCTTGTAAGCCCGGTTCCACGGTTAAAGCAGAGAAGTCGTGATTGGGTCAATCTGGATAAGGCGGCTCGTGGAAAGTTAGCACCAGTTATATATGGTGCTCACATATCTTGTTGGATAGATGGTGGATCAGCGACAGGAGCTCTTCCAACTCTTTATGTAGATACTGTCGGTTTTCGGTATCTCGTAAGTTTTGGATGGACGACTGTTTACGCCGTTTATGTTGACGGTACTCGGGCCACCTCAGGGTATACTATTACTCATCCAAAGATTAGTGGTATCACCTTCACCTTGATCGACTTCACGAGTAGTCAGGGAACTTCCGAGATTACCGCTGACGTTTTTGGTTACGAGACTGTTGGAGATGGAACCGGTACTCTTATTTACGCTCCAGCGGATTGCATGAAACATTTCCTCGCTAATTTCGTTTATTACGAGGCAACTGGTGGGGTCTGGAATACAACAGACGATCGAGCCAATGTGGATACAACTCTTTGGACAACATGGCAAGCTCGCTACTATGGGAACCCGACCGCATTTTCTTGTTCTCGGTACATAGGGGAGAGTACAACAGCAATTGATGAACTCCAGAGTTGGGCTGCTACCTTTCAAGCGAGTCTTTTCTTTACCCCATCTGGCACCATTGGAATTCGTTTTGATCCACTAACAACACCTGTGGATACTTCTGTACTTCAAGCGTATCGACTTGGGGCTAATCTGAGAAATCTTACCCCAGCGTTTAATACTCAAGACCTTTATAAAAGGGTCTCTGGGAACTACCGTTTCTTCGCTTCTCAGGCGCAGTATCAGGAAGAATTAACAGTTTTCAATCAGCCAGCGAAGATTAATTCTGCTGACCCGATTGACTTATCATGGGGCCCGGTGTACTGATGGCTATCCTGGAAGTAACAAATGGTCTCACGCTTTGGTTGAAGCCAGAGACTTTCTTACCGTCTAATGGATCAGCCATTACTCTTTGGGCTGATTGTTCTGGCAATGGTAATGATTTTACTCCACCAGGAGGACTTGAACCGACGTGCGCTTGGGATGATGGGCTTTCTGCGGGCCTCTGTTACGCCTCGTTTAATGGAACAACTCAGTACATGACTGGTCCGTTAATGAGTGCTCTTTTTGGAACCCAAGCAGCTCTTTGTGCAATCGTCGCAAGGCCTGATGCGGTTTCTACCAGTGTTGCCACTGGAAATCAAAATGTCGGTCTTCTCAGCAGCAATAGCTCAGCACAAGCTATTGGGATGTATTTGAAAAATGCGGCCAGAACTTATCTGGTATGGAATCATGACGGGGCAACTCCTATAACGGTAGCTATGCCGTTAGAGGCTGCGTGGGGATCGTGGCACATTTTCCTGATGTGGCACGGTCTTGTCAATCTTGTTCAAACAGTTGAAGATCCTTTTAATCTTAATTTTTCAGCGGCTGGAGCCACTGCGGGACTAGGCACCGTCACCGCTCTTGGACGAAATTATCTAGGGGCTGGTGCTTCGTATTTTCAAGGTGGAATCGGGGAAGTTCTCTGTTACAATGTGGTCCCGACCGTTGATAATATTGCACGGATTGTCAATTATCTTCGTGCTCGTTGGGCACCTTTTGGAACTGCTCTTTTGTCTGTTCCAACAGGAGACACACTAGAAACTGTTCGTGACATCACAAGTCGGCGTTTGGTATCGAATATGGAGATCCACCCCACATATTCAATACCAGAACTACCACTTCTCGCAGCGAGTCACGACTTACTGGAAGACATCGTTGTATCTCACCCTTTGATCCCAACTACTGACGGACTCGGGTCAGGGAACCAACTTTGGTCGTCTCGACCAGTACGAGTTCTGAAGTCAAAGTTAGATCTTGATAATCTCAAGGTTGATATTGAAGCAATTGATCTACGTCCTCGGATCATGACCTATTTTGAGAGCGGTATTCCTCTCAAAACATCTTCCGCAGAACGTGCAGGAGTTGCAATTCTTCAGTCTCCTGGAAACGCATCAGGAAGACCATTTAGGACCTACGTTCGAAATCAGACAGGGTACGCTATCCGTCAAAATGATGGGGCGATAGAAGCAGTTAACGCGAACGCGGAACGCGTTGATGCGAATGGTCTCATCAGTGAAACCATCCTCACAAACAACTTTATTAGATCCAGTTTCGTCAGTGGTTCCACCGGATGGACCCTTGTTGCTCCGGGAACAGGGACCAATGCTGTTGAGACGACCGCTGGTCTCTTCATGTTTGATAGTTCTATCACTACACAAAACTTGAAGATTGACTGGCTAACTGGAGCAGCAGGAACCGCTGCTCGTGCAACTGGAGGAGCAGCTGTCTCATTAACAGCTAATTTCTGTGTTCAGTTCTTCTATCGCTGTGTGGGTACGGCTAAGACGTGGACACTTTCGAGAAGTGGTGCCGGTAACCTCTTCTGGAATGATACTACGAAAGCGTGGGTAGCTGCGGATCCTGGGAATCTAATTCCAGCAGCATCTGTAATCACACAGTTTGTATCTCGAAATATAACTGGAGACGCGGCTGCTCGTACATACACTATCAAGTTTTCTTCCGCGGAACTTGGAGCACTTCGCATTTATCACATTCAGTGCGGTAACACGACATGGCCTAATAGTGTTCTCGTTACGGACGCCACAGTAATCGGTCCAACAACTCCTGAAACGCTTCTCATCAACAATCCGACTGGTAATCGTACATTCAACGCATCTGTAGGAACTTTCATCGGTTACGTTCGACCGTTTTGGAATTCCTCTGAAGTGGGGACAAGAAGTTTCTCAGTCTTCCAGTGCTTCTATGATCTAAACAATCTTTTTGTCCTTAGCTACGATGGCACTAATTCAAGATGGGCAGCCATAGCTCGGGCTGCTGGAACTAACTACAGTGCTCTCTTATCCGCAGCAGTTACTAACAAGGCGTCTTTCGCTCTTCCTGGGGCAACATACAACGCAATCCCAGTAGCCATGCGATGGACCTCTTCTGTCGGGGAACTCGGTACTGTTCTTACACTCTCGATTTTCATTGACGGAGTAAAGGGAACGGATGTCACCTATGTTGCTCCGACGGAATCGGTAAAATCTTACATGTATCTAGGGAATGGAACATCAGCACTTGGCGCGGTCCCGGCCGGGCCATTTGATGGTTACATCTTTGGACTTCGTTTCTACCCGATTGCACTGACTGACGATGAAATCATTGCCAAGTCGTTCTCCACGTTCACGTACTCGACGTAAGGGGTGATATGGCAGTCTACGCTTGCGTCGGATCAACCTTAAACCACTTAGGTAGGATTCAGGCTATCCCCACCTTTGTGGCGGGGTCAGCGGATGCGTCGTTTCCAATCACCAAGTTGTACGATGGTGTTCCTGGGGATCCCTTTCGCTTCGCTGCTGTCATAGCAGACAGTGAGTTCAAGTGGGACTTGAATCTCGTCGTGAATGGTGGCGCGGAGACAGGAACCACTGACGCGACGAGTTGGTCAGAAGTCAACACAGGGACAGGAGCAGCCACTCGTTCCACGGTCGCGGGTGAATTCAACGAGGGTGTCGCCGGATTCAAGTTCGTATCAGGAACCGGGACTACTTTCTACTATCAGGACATCGTCGTGCGCGCGGGCGAGCGACTGAACCTCACAGCAATGTTGAAGGGTGATGGAACTCGTGCGGTAGTGCTCCGTGTCCAGAACCTCTATACCAACATGAATCTCACTTCTGCTGGCGCGTGGCAATCGGGCGCTGCGGATGTCTACTCAAACGCGACGAATGCGTGGGTAACTCAGGCGACTCGTACTTTCACAGTTGAATCGTATACCCTGTGCCTCTATGACACTGTGACCTTACGTATCACCATTGGGTGTGCAACCGCGAGCGGAACCGTGTTTGCGGATGCGGTCTACTGCTGGCCGGATTCGGACATCATGGCGGTTCTCGGCCACAATATGTCAACGGTGCTCGTTCCGACGTGGCGGCATTCTGACGATAACGCTTCGTTCACGACCGTTTCCACGATGACCATTGCACGGCCCTCCTTCTTCGTTGCACCGACAACCTCGACCAAGCGGTATCAATCCTTAAAGCTGACAGGAACCCCGAGGGTTGCTCCGTACATTGGTGAACTCATCCAGTCTCAGAGAAAGACCCTTTCCAACGATATCCTGCCGTCAATGCAAATTGCCTCTACAGTTTTGCAAACGAGAAGTGCTGACCGAGCTCACCAGTACGGATCTGATCTGGTCAGGACTATCGCGTGTAAGATGAAGCACTTCGGAGTGGCGAACTACAAGGAATATCGCGACGAAGTGTTCGAGCGTAGCTCGGGCGGTGCTTCACCAATTCTCTTGGTTCCAATCTCCACAGAGACCGACGTGTTTTATGGGAGAATCAGGGAAACGTGGTCCGCGGTACGTCAGGGACCTCAGTTCTGGAGTGAATCTTCTTTTACGCTTACCGAACTTGCAACTCCGATGAACATGGGGACGTAACTCCGCCGTCCACGCAATCTAGAAGCAAGTGTCGCAGGTGCAGTGAGCTCGCTTCCCTGAGCGGCAACCTTCCGAGGCCTTGTGTTGAGGAGCGAATCCTTTTCCGTAGCCTTCCTCCTTGCATGTTCTGCAAGTCGAAACTTCGAGGCACTCCTTGCAAGATGGTTTTCGACCCTCCACCACCACTTCGGTAGGGCTGGCAGCATCGTTCCAGAGACCGCACATCGTCTTGGTGTAGTTGGGATTCGGCTGATATGGGTTATTGAGATGGGTTGCCATTAGTTCTCCTCGCTATCGTGATAGTGTAACGCTTCGATGCTCGCGTTCCTGTCCTCGGCTGCTTTGTTCGCCGCCTCGTCAGCCTTGTGGAGTTCCTCCCGTCCGTAGAGTTCTTCGAATTCGTCGCGGAAAAGAGTTGAACCTTCAGGATTCATGGGAGTCCACATTTCGATGAACCAGCCTCCTGTGATGCCGACGCTCATGTCAGGAGGGTCAAAGGTCGCGAGGGTTTTCCCCTCGACCTTCAATCCGTTACAGTCAACCTCGTGGTCGAACAGGATTGGTTTTTTCATGGTCAGCAACCTCCCCGGAACCTGCGAGGTGCGCGTCCACCACGCAGGCTCCAGGTTGGCTACTCCCAGTCTCTGTGCCAAGAGTTAATCGGAACAGGAAACCCGTCCCGATCAGTGAATTGGTCGCAGGAGCATTTCTCGGAACACTTCCAGTATCCCTTTCTAGCAAGTGAGTGAGTCTTGTAGGGATGACCGCAAAGGGAACAAGGTGCCATCGCTGTTTCTAGATCGGTTACGATCATAGAACTGCCTCCTAGACCGAAACCTTGTCGAGCTGCTCCGGAGTGAATTCCTCGAAGCAGAGTTTCAACGCTTCGTCGCGGTAGCTCACGAAGAACCGGATGAACTTGGCTTGCCGCGATCCCTGCTCTTCCGAAAGGGATTTCCACGTCTTTGCCTTGCGGATGGCATCCCGCCAGTCCAGCCCTTGAGCCGAGACGAAAGTGGAGTCCTCGGCGACCGCCAAGACGTTGACCCGTGGTATTAGCATGCTTTCTCCTTTGGTTATTCCATCCCGCCCTTGACCGCGTTCACGAATCCGCCACGTCGTGCGATTAGCTTCTTGGCCGCGCCAACGTCTAGCTTTCGGCTAGTCGTCTTCCGGATGAAGGCGAGGACCTTGGCAACAGGGACGCCACGGTAACGGCTAGCGGCTTTGGCGAACGCTTCAACGCTACGGTCCTGCCTAGACGAGTTGCAGGATAGGCACGACGTGACAAGGTTGGTTTCGTTGTTGCTTCCACCCTTGGAATGGGCGATTAGGTGATCCAGGGTGAGTCTAACCGTGTCTTCGACGGTAGCCTGACACCAGACGCAGGCTAGGCCATCCCGTAGGTATATGGCAAGGCGCTTTTCCTTGCGGATCCAGTTCATCCCCTGGCCTCCGTTTAGGTGCCGGTCGCGCGGTCGGCGTAAGTGCTTCACGAGAACCAAGATAGCGAAGTTTAAAACCGCTGTCAAGTGGTATTTTTGCCGAATGCACGCCAGGAACGCCAGGGAACGCATCCTACGACGGCCGGCTGGCGAAAGGTAAAACGTTTTACCAACGGCTAATATAGTAGGGTCCGGGTGTTTCTACGTCCATTTTGAAATGCCCAGGAAGGCCCCTAGCAACGCCTACGTTCAACGTGGCCGTAAGTGTTAGAAAACAAAGGGGTTACGGCCGTTTCCCAGAAAGCCCTAACCTGTTGAAAGTAAAGGGGTTACCCGTAACCCTAACAAACCAAAGGGTTTACCTAAGTGTTGAAAACAAAGGACTTAGCCAAAACCTGGCTAAGTTGTTGAAAACACAGCACTTAGTTTTCCACAGGCTAACCCGTTGAACTGTAAGGGTTTCCGGCTAAGTCGTTGACTCGTATAGACATCGTTATTTCTCCTACCTATCTATAGGGAAAACGCATCTTCGGGAAAAATACCTGTTGACAAAGTTTTAAACTGGCGTATCTTGGTTGGTGTGAACGCGCAAATGTCGGACCCGGCATCGTGGACTGAACAGCCGATGGTATGTCTCCAGTGTGGGAGGACTTACGGCTACAAGGTCATGGGAGGGGTAGGGCATGGTTACTGCTCCCAGACGTGTCTGGACGTTTTCAAGGTGAAGATGGGAATTCCTGTGAAATAACCACTTGACAGGGTTTCAAACCGTGTTAGGCTTGACGTTGAACGTCGCACCGTGGCAATGAAGCCACTTGAAAGGATAAAGTACCCTTATGGCAACCCCGACCGCCGCTCCCTCGAAGCCGGCTCCCGCTCCCGGTCCGAAGCCCGTCAAGTCGTTTGCCGTGACCCTTCGGGATCCCTCCCAGGCCGCGATCTACGTCACGGCCAAGGTCCAGGCGGATGGCAAGGTCATCACCCGCGTGAAGCACAAGGCCAAGATCGACGGCGTGAGGACGGTCAAGTACGGAGCCAGCGAGACGCATCCGAACCTCGAGGCCGGTCGCAAGGCCGTGGACGTGATGGTCGCGGAATTCATCAAGCTCGGCTGGTCCAAGAGCACTCGCGTGGTCGGCACCCGTGGTGCGGATTCGTTCGATCTTTCCAGCCTGCCCAAGCCGAACATGACTCCCGCCAAGCCGACTCCCCCGGCTCCCAAGGCCGAGAAGGCGCCGAAGAAGTAACAGCGCCGCCTTTCGACAGCGCGATGCCCTCGGGTGGACGCCCGAGGGCATTGCTCTTTCTGGGCTCACACGAAAATTCTCTTGACGTGGTTTAAAACTTGTGCTAGACTGATACCAGGTCAGCCGCTACCGCTCGCGGGTGGTGGACGGCCAGGAAAAGGAGAAAGAATGACCGAACAAGAGAAGCTCCTGGACAAGCTGCAAAAGATCAAGGCGCACCAGGAATCGGCCGCGGCCATCGGGTCAGAAGCGGAGGCGCAAGCGTTCGCCGAGATGCTTCAGCGTTTGCTGATGAAGCACAAGCTGAGCATGACGGACCTCGAATTCGAGAGGTACGAAAAGGAAGAGCCGGTCGAGACGCGCGTGGTGGACACGTCGAAATTTCCCGAGGGCGCCGAGTTCGACTCCAAGGTGCCGAACACGACGCGGGTCGAGTGGATCGAAACCCTGGCGTCCATCGTCGCCAAGTCTCATTCCTGCCGCATCCTGGTTCACAACAAATCGGACAAGATCACGCTGGTCGGTCGGGACTCCGATATCGCCGTGGCCGAGTACATGGTGGTTGTCCTGACTCGCACGGTCAGGAAAATCACGTGGGCCGCTTGCAAACAGTACAAGGCCGAGGGACATCGCGGCCGTGACTTCGTGGACTTCAAGAACTCCTTCCAGATCGCCTTCGTTCGGCGCATCGCCGAACGGTACGAGGCCGAACTGAAGACGCAGGAAGGTTCGAGCAGCACTGCCCTCGTCCGGATCAAGAAGTCCGAGAAGGCCGTGGTGGACTTCCTCAAGCAAAACTCCCGGCCGGCCTCCATGGTTCGTAGCCGGGATCGCGGCCACTCCGAAGGTTACAAGCGCGGACGTGACGCCGCCGAGGGAATCAACCTCAAGTCGAACGGCGTCAGCGGCAGCCGCTCGAAGGGAAATCTCAACGGCTAGAACCAAGTGGCCTCGGGTGGTGGACGCCCGAGGCCAATTCTCTTGACAGCGGTTTTAAACCGTGGTACACTGTAACCAGTTAGGAGGGCATAGTGCCTGTCAAATTCGAAGATGGCGACTGGTATCGCACTTGTCAAGAGTGCGGCAACAAGCAGCGAGCAAAGCGACCCGATCTCAACCATGAGTTGACGAATTCCTACGCCAACTCGAAGTGCCGCAAGTGCAAGAGCGAAGCTCTGGACTACGGCAAGACTTACATGGAGTTCGTTCCGGACGACGAAGAGTAGGAGGGTACTCGTGGAAAAGACACAAGGAGCCGTTCCTGGTATCGAACTCTTCGGCAATGGTGGCGCAACCATTGATGGACCTGAGGCGGTAGACTACTTCCGCCTTTGCGTGATTATCAACGCTCTTCACTTGGAGCTTAAGGTTCCTGGACTGCGAGCGTCACGCTTCTCCGCGCTGAAAGCTGCGAAACTCACCTACAACGTCAAGGGCAATAAAGCCCGAGTGGTCGCACAGTTGGAGGTCATCCGTGAAGTTCTCCGGAAGGAGATGAATGACCGAAAGGAAGTTCAGTGAGCAAAATCACGGTGTACCTCACGGCCAGCGGCTCCGGTGAACGCTACGAGATTGGCGTGGTGGACAATCTCGAAGAAGCCACCGAGCTAATCCACAAACTGGATAAACGATATTATGTCCTCGCCGAAGAATCCATGGACTTTCAGGAGGAGTACGATGCGCTCCCCGAAACCGACCCTCTGAAAGCCTACGAGGGTTGCGACATCTACGCCGAAAGCGAAGATGGCGAACACTGGATGATGGACTCTAATGGTGAAGAACCCGAGGTCATTACCTGGGAGTTGGCCTAGTGTCGCTGGTCAGGAACAGATGGTACGTCTGGTTGATGGGGCTCGGAACTGGGCTTGCCATCGGTTGCCTGACCCAACGATGGTTCGACGAACGTGAGTGCCTGACAAGACTCACTGGACTTTACTCGAAAGTTCAAAAAGCTCAGGATCGTTGCAACGAAGCCAACGAGGGAATTGCTAAAGCAATCATCGACTACAAAGGAGGACCCCTTGACTAAACTCCTTCCTGGCCTAACCTTCTCCCTTCGCCGTGCAATCGGCTGGACCCGATTCCAGTCGAATCTGTCCCGCAAGATCGGCATTCCTCTGTCGCGTGGTGGACGGGAGAAGAAGGTCGGGAGTCTGCTCCTGCGGCTTCTATTTGGGAGAAAGCACTGATGCCCTGCGAACACGTTGCGAAGTGCGATTGGTGTGGGAAGATCGTTTGCAACGAGTGCCTCAACATGTGCGACGTGTGCAAGAGAAGACCTCAGATCTGTGACGATTGTTGGCCGGATCACAAGAACGCCAATGCTGGATCTCACATACCGGAGGTGAAAGATGAATCATAAACACAAGTCTGCGATTTCATTCGCAGATCGCCAACTCCCTCTTGGGCCTTATGTCCGATGCGTTTGTGGAAGGGTCTGGTTCATCGAGAAACTTCACATTTACGAGGCGTTCATCAAACATTGGAACGAATGTCGAAAGGAGAAAGAATGAGTCTCAAGACTGCCGTCTGCCCCGAATGTAAGCAGGAGTGCAAGGTCTTAGATGGACGTCTCCCCTGGCATGGGTATCCGTCAGCTTTTGGGATGACGTGGTGTATATGGTCAAGATCTCTGGCTACCGACGAAACCGACATCGACGACCTTCACGAGTTGGCACTCCAAGTGAACGTGTTGGTTGATACACTCCCTGGTTGGGCAGGATTGAATTCTGCTACGGCGCGGGCCGAGTGGGCTCTTCGGTGAATTATAGAATCTGGAACCCACGACTGATGACGCCAATCATGTCCAGACTTTACGCGATGGCTCTCAGAAACAACCTGACTGAGCCGCTGGGCCGAGCAGTTTACGTCACGAATCGGCACCACAACGATGCGGTCACTTCAACGCGATGGTGTTCTAATAAAGAGTGGCCTAAAGAAAAGTGCCGTTGCGAGTTGTGCGTCATGAAGCGATGCCTTCTCGAAACTGCTGCCCGATGGGCAAAGCACTGGCAGTCAGGAGGAAGCCTCAAAGCCCTCTGCCGAACGCAGGAACAGCAGTCGGCTCTTCGTCGTGAGATTCGACTTCGTGAGAAGGCTCGCCTAAAGAATCTGCTTGACAACGGTTTTAAACTGTAGTACAATAAAGGAAGTAAAGGAGAACGAATGAATCCTGAAGACTTCAACCCTGAGCGGCTCAAGAAGTTTCTCAACGACCTTCTCAACCAGGACGAAACCGAGGCAAGGGCCATGAAGCTCTGGCTCACGGTCCCGGTGAACCTTCACATCAAGAACGCGGCGATGGCGCAGGAGAGTATTCCTGACATGATCCACACGGCGCGTCGTGTGAACCCTCAGCTCGCCGCGGCGCTGTACGCCGAGATCGCCACCATCTACCTGGAGGTCGCTTCTCACATGCAGGCGGCATCCGCGGCCATGAAGGAGGCGACCGACACGGCCGAGAACCTGACCAAAGTCGCGATGGAACCTCTGAACAAGCCTTCGCGTGGTGGGAGCATTAATCACTAATGGAAAACGTAGCTTACGTTGGTGATGGCGTCTACGTCAAACTCGGTCCGGATGGCACCATCATTTTGTACACTTCTGATGGGCTCTCCAACACGAACACTATCTACCTGGAACCTCAAGTGTACGAGTCCCTTCTTCTCATCGTCGACGGGATGCGCGGCATTCGAAAGGGAGGAAAGAAGGTATGATGTGCCTCAACTGCGGAAACCGACAGACAGAATCGGTGGTCTGCTACGACTGCGATGGCGTCTTCTGCGAGAAGTGTGAAGACGCCCTCTTCAACGACGAAACCATGATCTGCACTCAGTGCATGGAACAAGAGAAGTCGGACCAGAAAGAAAGAGAGCAAGAAGCCTGATGCCCTTCATCAAGCCCATGTACGCATCTCACGCAATTCCCAAAGTCATTCAACCGGGAGAATGGATCGCCGAACAGAAGTGGGATGGTCACCGCCTCATCGTTTCGACGGCGGAGACCGGCGGAAACCTGTTCGGGGATAGCACCGTTCGAGCATGGTCTCGGAATGGTCTGGAACGCATCATTCCCTACCACATCACCAGCGCCATCGACAAGCTGCCGTCAGGGATTTACGACGGCGAACTGATCGTACCCGGAAAACGAAGCTACGGTGTTACGGAGCTGACCGAACAGGATAAGCTCAAGTTCGTTTGCTTCGATGTTCTGGAACTCCTGGGGAAAAGCACCTTGGAGATGCCGTGGTGGGCTCGCCGGGAATACCTGGAAGAGATCTACAGGCAACGTCACGAGGTGGTGGACATCGGGTTTTCACTGACCGAGGTCATGCGTCTGGAGAACGTCGAACAGATCGGCGAATACGCCCATCAGGTGTGGGCCAACGACGGTGAGGGGCTCATCTTGAAGAAGACGGATTCCTTGTACCTTCCTGGGAAGCGACCGAAATCCTGGGTGAAGGTCAAGGATCTGCGCAGTGCCATTCTCACCATCGTCGGTTACAAGTCGGGGCTGATGGGTCCTCATTCCGTTATTGTTCTGCGAGACGACTCCGGCTTCGTTACCTCCGTCAAGTGGAAGAACTACGAGATTCTGGACGACATCGAAGCAAACCACGAGAAGTACCTTGGACGCAGGGTCAGGATCGAATACCAGGAGCGGACTCCGGACGGCAGCTACCGACATCCCAGGTGGGATCGCTGGGCCGAGGAGAACGAATAGGAAGTGACTCTCATGATGCCGCCTCGCTGTGTGCTGTGCAAGTCGGTGAAGCATCACCTTCTCAAGATCGTAGCCAAGAGGGGTGAAAACTTTGTCGAGGAACTCTGGTGCTGGCTTTGCCTGAGAAACCATTACGAGGACTAATGAAGAAAATCGCTGTTGTCGTTGTTGTCGATGACGGAATAGGGAGAAATTCTCGTATGCAATTCTCCCACACCACTTGGCCTGTCAGTGAAAATCGGGATGAGGCGCGACAACAGCATCGGGATCTTTGCGACATAGCCTGTAATCTCATTGGCAAACCACACGAGTATTCTGACGGACAGAGGACTCATTACGGGTTAATCGTTCACACCTATGTGAGGGTCGAATGATGCGAATCTACTTTCGTACACTCGGTGGTCATGTTCATTGCCGAGTCTTCACCGACGGTGCCAAGAGTGGAGATCTTGTTTTCTCCCTTAAGGAATTCGAGATGGTTCGAAGCCACTGCTTCTCCCCATATGTCACTTGGATCACAGAATGACCGAGATCAAGCCGTTAACCGACGAACAGATCGAAGTCGAACTCACCGAGTGGCAGGCTCAGAAAGCTGACCCTACCCCGAATCGCCTTTACCATTGGGCTCTGGCCACGGTAGACCATCTCTTCGTCACCATCGATATCCTCACCAAGAAAGCGAACGATGCCGACGCCGAGAACGAAAAACTCTGCGAAATGCTCATCGAGTCGGAGCGTTGCCTTGAGGCGGAGTCGGCCCAGCAGGCCAAGCGCATCGCCGAACTGGAGGCATTGGTAACCAATGGTGAGCAGGCGCACATTGCTCTTGATGCCGCGTGGGACGAGAAGTACCAGGATCTTGCGGATCGCCATGAGTCCGCCATGCAACAGTTGAATGAATTGCTGGTGGAAACAGATCGAGAGCGTGAAGCGGAATCAGACTGGCGCCAAAGTCAGATGGAGTATGGGCGCGTAACTACCTCCCTCCGCGAACAGATCGCCACCCTCACCAAAGAACGGGATACAGAAAAGCAAATGCGTGTTGATATGGCGAAAGAGTTGAATATCCCGGTCAAGTACTATGACAACTATGCTGTATATGGAACGTCAAGTATTAGTTATGTTGAAACTCTCCGATCCGAGAACGAGCGGCTCAAGCAAGTATCACGCGATAACGAAGCAGCATGGCGAAAGGAGAACAAGTGGCTGAAGGGGGAGGTAGCAGAGCGTGAAGACGCTGTCGTTGAGGCTCAGCAGGCTCTCATCGAAGCTGGGTCGCGTTGTGGTGGAGACGGCTCAATAGCCTTCGGAATCTCCGACCTTCGCGAGAAGCTGGTCGAGTGCGAGCATGCCTACAACGAAACTAGAAAGGCCGCCGAGCTATCTGTTGGTTATCTTCAAGAGAAGCTGGCGCAGGCGGAAGAGATGGCAGAGGCGGTTGATGAGGCCTTAGAGAAAATCAATTCGTCGCAGGAGTACGTCATTGGCGTTCTGAGCGTGGCCCTCTCTACCTTCCGTGCGGCAGGGGAGAAGGGAGAAGGGGAATGAAGCGCGCGGTGTGGGTGGTGGAGCGGAAGGATCTTCAAAACCAGGAGACCGACGCGAAGAATCGTCTTATTGACCTTCTTCTCCAAAAGGACCTGGAGATCGCAAAACTCAAGGAAAGGATGTAATCATGGGTAGAGAGGTTCGTCGTGTCCCAGCCGATTGGGTACATCCCGAAGGCGTATCCCTACTTGACGGATTCTCCCGTCGTCACGCGAAGTGGAAACTCGAAGAAGAGAAGTGGAACGAGGGGCTCATGGAAAACTTCGCCGCCAGCGAGAACTGCCTCGCGGAACCGAAGTGGATTCCGAAATGTCCTAACGCTCTCAAGTGTCGGTCGTTTGCAGATTGGGACGGCCCCGAGCCCGATCCTACCGAATACATGCCTGACTGGCCCGAGTCGGAACGAACTCACTACCAAATGTACGAGACATGCTCCGAAGGGTCACCAATCTCCCCTGTCATGGAATCGCCCGAAGCCTTGGCCCGATGGCTTGCCGATAACGGCGCCTCGTCGTTCGGTTCGATGACGGCCACCTATGAGCAGTGGCTCGTGGTGTGCCGTGGCAACTCCGCCCCGTCGATGGTCATGGCCCTATCTTCGACTGGCAGCACCATGATGTCAGGTGTGGAAGCAATCGCAGAACTGGAGAAAGCGAAGAAGGAATCGTGAACACGATACTTGCCACAATCATTTGGGTGATGCTTACTGGACAGAGCAACTCAAATGGTGCTGGAACCGTTCTCGCCGAAGACAAGATTCCTGACACCGCCCCGATTGTAGTTCTTACCCCAGAGTCAGGACTACGTGATTCTCAGGAACCTTGGCGCGTCAAGGGTGTCGGAGCTGGTCGGAGTTTCGCCAAGTATGTCCTAGCTCACGACACCACTATCACGCAAATCTGGATGATTGCTTGCGGTGTCGGAGGAAGTGGGATACAGACATGGCTCCCTAATGCTCCGAATACTCACATGACTGATTGTGTGAATCTCGCAAAACGTGCTGAGAGTTTCGGCGCAAAGCCTGGAGCTATTCTTTGGATGCAAGGAGAGAATGACAGCGGGACCTTAGCTTTGGCTCAGATGTACGGTGTAAGGGAGAAGAATCTGATTCTTGGATTCAGAAGTGCTGTCGGAGTTCTGGATCTGCCATTTCTCATGTCCGAACTCCCTAACAATGTCCCTGTTGGATTCATGCCATATAGAGATGTTGTGAACCAGCAAGCTGAGGACATGCTCGCCACCTTACCAAATACAGCTTTCATCCATACAGACGACCTTAAAGCAATGAGAACTGATGAACCTGTTCATTGGGAGCGTGGTCCTCAACGTGCAATAGGAAATAGGTTTGGAGAAGCACTTCTCTCAATAACTCCTGTGTTGGGCGGAAATTGAGACACTATCACAGTTTCGTTGACATAGTTGTGCTCGTCACCGTAGATGGTGACGACTGTCTTTGCCCTAATTGTCGAGGGCGTCAATCAAGGAAACAATTATGGATAGTAAGATCAGTCTCGAAAAGATGGTCCAACTAGAGATAGCTTATGGTATCCGTGGTGCCGACGCTGACATGGACGACTGGACAGAGGCAGCTATGATCGTGGCTAGGGGCGAGAGTGGGTTCATGTTCAATCAGAGTTTCAACAACAGGAACCCTTATCTTGCCGCTGCCGAGTGGGCTTCAGATTTCATCAACGCCGGTTTTAGAAACGTTCCTCCTTGGATCTGGCATTTCATGCTGCGTGACATCAACGTAGCGCATGAGAATGCTTTGAAAGAAAAGAAGAGAAGGGCCTATGATAGGTTCTTCAAAGAGAAAGAACGAGAATGACACGAAGATTGAAAGTATGGTTCTATGGACCTAAGCAGAAGATCAAGTGTCTTGCTTGCAAGAAACCACGATGGCTTAGAATCAAATTTCTGAATGGCAAAGTTATCAACCTCTGTAAAGATCACCATTATGATCTTCTAGACGAGATTGACATGGGAGGTCGCGCATGAACGGCTATTCTCACTTTAGTGATGAAACTCCTGGGTGGTACACTATCTTCGCAGATAACACGATGTACGTTATCTATCTCGAAGAAGACAACACTTGGACGATAGACGAATATCGATTCACAGAACAGTGGATTGACGTGTCGAACCATCAGATCCCTCCCAAAGGACTGCACGACGATAACGACGAATAGGAGACAATATGGACGTCTTCGACATGCACAATATCGTTGAATCGGGCCGTGAAGCGAGCAAGACTGCAAACGAACCTCTACCTTCAAACAAAGAGAAGTTCACCGAGAACTATGACTACGGCCCTGAACTCAAGGGTAAGGAGATCAGCTTGAAGCAAGTCATCGTGGAATTGGTCCTGTTGGGGATTCTGTTCGTCGCCACCCTCTTTTATGTTTACTGGCTCTGGACAAAGAAGTGACTTATCTTAGTGGGATTAAACGCTGCCCTCGTTGTAAAGAGGTTCTACCCGATTATCCGACTAAGCCTGGATCGTGTTCGTGTGGGGCTTCCGAATGGCATTTCTGGGGAGGGGGAGATGCTAACTCTGTAGGAACAATCGACTTAACCAGGCCAGATAAACGAGGCAAGAAGTGATCCAGCAAAGCCTGTTCGACGAGCCATCTGTTCGACCGGAATTCAAGAACTGGACTCCTGACGAGCCACCTTGTCTGGACGGCATCCACGAAATAGAACTGGACGTAGAGACTACAGGGGTGAGGTGGTGGACAGGTGACAAGATAGTCGGTATCGCTGTCAGGATACCGAACGGAAAGACATTCTATCTTCCAATTCGCCACACGGGAGGAAACCTCCCAATTGAAACTGTTCACCGTTGGATGAGACGGGAACTCCGAAACAAGCACATCACAAACCTGTCAACTCGATTCGACATTCACATGATTCGGAACGAGGGTTTCGACCTTGAGGAACAGAATTGCACAGTCGAAGATGTTGCCCATTGGGCAGCGCTTCTTGATGACCATCGTCGGTCGTTTTCGCTGGAAAATATCAGTCAGCAACATCTAGGTTACGGTAAGATCAAAGGCATCGACCTAACACAAGGTGCCCACATCTACCACGCTGCGGAGTTAGCTGACTACGCCAAGCGAGACGTTGAACTAGTCGGGAATCTGAAAGACATAATGATTCCCTTAATGGCCGAGCAGAATCTCAACAGGGTCAGGCAGCTTGAATCAGAAGTTATCTTCCCTGTCGTGGAGATGGAACGTAACGGAGTTGTGTTGGACCTTGAGCGGCTTGAACGCTGGAGAGTCGAAGCCAAGATCGAACAGGAACGCCTCTTCTGGCAAGTGTTCAACGATACAGGGGTAAGGATTGACAGCAAGAAAGGATTGAAGGAACTCTTTACCAAGCTGAATATAAGTAATCCTTATACTACCCCTGGCGGAGCAATGTCATTCAAGGATGAAGTCTTTGAAGCACTCGGGGACTTGCATCCTGCACTTCAGCCCACGCGCCGATACCAGAAGTTGAAGAGTCTTCGGTCAAAATACATCGACGGGTATTGGGATCAGGTGCAAAGGTACGGAGGGGACATCCTCCGATATGCTTTACATCAGCTTAGAAGTGACGAGGGTGGCACCATCAGCGGACGGTTCTCTTCTTCAGTCCTTGATAGGGACACAGACGAAGGGATCAACATTCAGCAGCTTCTCGCAGTTAAGAAGCAGCGAGTAGCGTTCGGCTACGCAGAGGATGACCCATCTGGTGACGACAAAATCTTCCTAGTCAGGAAGTTGGTCAAGGCTCCAGAAGGGCGATGGTTCCTGTCGTCCGACGGAATGCAGATTGAATATCGCTTCTTCGCACACTACGCGAATTCACCCGCAATTCTCGAGAAGTACAAGGAGAACCCACTAGTTTCATTCCACAAGATGGTCGGTGAACTCCTAAGGCAGTACCGTTCCGATATCACGTACAAGCGAACGAAGGACCTCAATTTCGCGTTCGTGTTCGGAGCCGGCATGAAGAAGATAGCTTCCATGCTTGGTGTTAGCATGATGGTCGCTCACGAAATCGTCGAAGTGTACCACTCGAAGTTCCCTGAAGTTAAGGAGCTAATCGGGAAGTGTATGCACGCTGCAGAGCACCGTGGCTATGTCAAGACCATCCTTGGCCGCCGCTCCCGCTTTCCTGACAAGAAGCGGATTCACAAGGCTCTCAATTGCATTGTTCAGGGTAGCTCGACCGGCGACTACATGAAGATGAAGCTCGTGGAACTTCATCGGGAACGCAAGCGAACTGGATTCGTAATGCGCGCACCTGTTCACGACGAGGTCATCGGGGACGTTCCTGACCAAGAGTCGGCCAAAATGGTGACTGAGATTCTGGATCGTCAGTCACTTGATCTTCGTGTGCCGATCCTTTGGGAAACGGTAACAGGGTCTCATTGGGGAGAATGCTAATGGGATTCTTCATTGATGGTATGTGGGTATCTGATGAAGATGAAAATTATCAACCTCACCTAGGCCCAAGTCCTTCTCCATTCTCATATGTGTTGTTGATAGTAGTGATGATTGCTGTTATCCTTTATTCTTGGTACTGTTAATGAGAAGATTTCCCTTGACACGAGTTTGAAACTGTGCTATGGTTAAAACATGACCGAAGCGATTTTAAATCAACAACTGAACGCTCACCTCAAGAAAACGTGCGCTGGGATTGTCATCTTCAAGTTGAACGACGCTATCACTTCTGGCGTTCCTGATAACACGTACACTTGCTTCGGGAGAACCTCCTGGGTTGAAGTGAAGTACGACAAGGATGGTGTCAAGGACCGTCCACTCCAGAATCTCCGAATGAAGCAATTGGAGGTAGCGGGGTTCGCGTGGTACGTGATCTTTCGTGACCGTTTCAAAGGAGAAAAGTCAACATGGATTATTCGACCACGAGATGTTGACGACTACTTCAATATCCGGCCACTACGAAAGGCAGAGGGGTTCGACTTCGAGTTAGTGGAACGTTACATCAAGGAATTACATTTCGATAACACCATGGATGTGTTTAACCAGAGGAAACCATGATTGAATCAGAGCGGGACGTGTTCACAGGTTTGCATTTGACTGATGAAGTCAAAGAAGCAGCGAAGGAGCAAGCGCGGATGAACGGTCTCTCCCTGTCGCGCTACATGTACGAAGTGCTCCGCACCAAGCTGGAGAGCCTGGGGTACAAATTCGAGATGAATCCATGAAACCATTCATCACAACTAGGTCAGGAAAGCACGTCAATCCATTGGACATGGATTTTGAACATATTGATATAGAGGACATTGCACATCACTTGTCCCTTATCAATAGGTTTAACGGAGCAACGACACGACCAATCAGTGTGGCACAACACTCGGTTTTCGTGTCCCTACTGGCCGAGAAACTCGCAGTAGTGGAAAATGACTATTCCCGTCGAAAGATTGCCTTGCAAGGGCTACTTCATGATGCCTCCGAAGCATACCTCGGAGACATTACGAAGTGGCTCAAGCAGACGTGGCCGATTTATAACACGGCCGAGCAATGTCTTCTTGGTCAGATTCTGATCAAGTACAAGGCTGACACGGATGTTCGTCCGTATCAGCTACACCGTTATGTGGAGATGGCTGATCGGTTTATGGTCATCTACGAAGGAATGGAAGGTGAGGTCCCATTCTGGGAGAACACTGGACCTGAGTACATGCAACTCGATGACATTCATTGGGGGATCATTCATGACCTTGGATGGTTCTTCATTGATGACTTTCGGGATGCCCGTTCGGCGTTCCTGGACAGGTTCCGTGCTTTGTCTCTGGGGTAGCCTGTGGCTTCGGTAAACCCTTGTAAACGGGACTTCTACCGGCCGGCGACCCTTTCCCTAGCCGGCCGTCCGTGTCGTTTATAGGTCATTCTAGGGGCTCACAATGTGTGGTGTGATTGGTTACGTCCCGCTGCTAAAAGACCCCGATCAGAGCAATGCTTTCTTTAGATTGTTCTACGAGAGTCGAATTCGCGGAGTTCACGCATTCGGAATCTATCAGGACGTGGAGCCATTCACTTCCTTTGATTTCGACAGTGTTGAAGCGGAGTTCGACCCTACTCGGCCGGCCATAGCTCACTGTCGATATTCGACTTCCGGAGATTGGCACAGTCTCAAAAATGCCCAACCACTGATGGCACGACAAGGAGGAACAGCTCTCGTTTTCAACGGTGTAATCCACATGGGCACAAGAGAAGAATTCAATCGTGACTTCAATGTGAATTGTACCGGAGACAATGACGGCGAAGTATTTCTCCGAAAGTTGGATCAGGGAATTCAGGCAGAAACGTTTCTCGACCTTCTTGAGGGGTCATTCGCAGGATGCTGGATCGATAAGCACAGCAATCTTCTGTACGCTCGAAATACCAGACGCCCTCTTTGGCGGCGCCGACAATACGGAGCATTGTGGGTTGCCTCAACTAAAGACATCTTCCTTCGTGCAGGGTTCTCAGAACCGGAGGAAGTTCCACCAGGAGTGGTGTTCTGTGAATAGATTAAACGAATATCTACATTACCACAGGGAATCTATTCGCATTGGAGATGTAGACCCAGCACATAAGTGCATGAGGTACATCTGCGACCGCTATGAACTGAACATCGAACAGAGGTACTGGCTCGCATTCCTGTACGGTCTCACCTACAATGCTGCGAGCGCGTTCTACGTTTACAACGAGTTCCCTGACTGGGAGAATGTCAACATAGACCGTATGCAACGATGGTGGGACTCGGAAGGCCGCGAGAAGATCGTTTGTACCACAGACAGGCGATGGGTCAGAAGCTCGAATTTGTTCGTTCCTGCTGTTGAATCCTACAACTATCACATAGGTAGTGATTCTCAAGAAGAAGCGTTTTCAGATTTTATCTGTTATGCTACTCCTGAAGAACGGTACGACACTATTTATAGATGGGCCAAGCAATTAGTCTCCTTTGGGCAGTTCAGCCTCTTCCTATATTTGGAGGCACTGGACGCTATCACCCATTTGGAATTGAGAGCAACGCAACTCGACCTCAGTAAAGCGTGGTCCTGTCGAAATGGGCTCTGCTACGCTTATGGGTTTGATGACGCAATCACAGACAATGAGATGCCCACACCTTTAGATTGGGAACCTCACATTAAGTCGGCCTGGAATGACCTTCTCGACAGGTTGCCAGAGGCTACCGTCTGGAACATCGAAACGACCCTCTGCGCTTACCGTAAGTGGCGCGATGGGAAGCGTTATATCGGCTATTATCTCGACCGTGAAGCCGACCAGATCGCTGTAATGCAGAGTCACGTCCCTGACGGAGTATTCTGGGACGTGCTCTGGCAGTATCGTCAGGAAACACACAACCATGATTACCTACCTGAAATGAATGGACATGCTCGGCCCAACCGAGTAACGAAAGAATGGAAGGAGTATGGTGTGGCGAGGACGGTCGCACTACTCACATGAACTGTAACACAAACCCAGCATCTTGGACGTATGGGCTCGAACTCGAACTGTCGGACTGTGAACGAGACACTCCGCTTCCTGGAAAATCTACGTGGGACCGCAAAGACAACACCATCGTTAATTCGAATGGAGTTGCGAACGACCCGCGAGGCCGAACGTGGAAGTTTGGTGGAGAGATCAACACAGAACCTACGAATGGGATTGACGATCAAGTGATGGTCGTTGACAACATCATCAAGTCGTTATCCCCCAAACCGACGGTAAACTACCGAAGCAATCTCCACGTTCACATTCGAGTTCCTGGGCTCAGTGACGATGTTCAAGCCATCAAGAAGGCTATGCGGTACGTTGAACTCCACGGTCAGCGTGCCTTCGATTTGGTTGACCCTCTCCCCGAAAAGCCGGAGAAGGGCACTCCCGAAATGGTGCGCTGGAGGCGCCGCAAACAGAGCCACCAGAACATGCTGACTACTGAGCAGTACGCCAACGTGTATCACTCGAATTCGACGGAACAAATCAAGTTAGCACACGTGATTTCGTATTCTGTTGATGGAACTCCTCAGTGGCAGTTCGTTCAACGCTGCGGAGTAAACTTCCTCTCATTGTGGAAACATGACACCATCGAATTTCGGCACTTCTGTGGCACCCTCAGCCTTTTCGAGATGTACTTCTCACTTCTGTGGTGTCGTCAGTTTTTGATTGCAGCATTGCAAGATCACAAAATGACACCCGATTCCATTTACGGGAGTTGGGGTTCCCATATCGAATACCCGAAGCAGCCGCTTCTCAGTCGTTGGCACGAGGAACGCTACCGTTTGACGTCGCCACGGTACAACTCCGATAGTGAGATTTTGGCACAAATCGAATTCTATCGTGAAGAGGGAACATTATGAGAGACCATGTTCGCCAAACACACGAAGACACTAATGATACCTGCGAAGAACGTTCTGGATTACCTGAATGTTCTCAGTGCCAGTTGTTTATCTGCAAGGTGTGTGGTACCTTCGAGGGTGGGCTTGCCACAGAGTGCCCTGGAGAAAAAATTACCATTGAACAAGCGGATGACATCTATCAAGGAAAGATCGATTTCATTGGAGGAAGGTGGATCAGAAAATGAAGGTCCTCGTTCTTTGCACAGGCAACCGATACCGTTCCCCGATGGTGGCGCATCTTCTCCGTCAGGCGCACCCTGACTGGGAGGTGAAGTCGAGAGGAACCTTTGCGTCGGTTTCTACTCCGACCCCGAAGCGATGGCGTGACCTTGTAGGTTACGATTGGTCTCCAGAACTTCCACAAAGAATTAGTGAAAGTGATGTCGCGTGGGCCGATGTTATCGTGGGGTTCCAAAAGTCTCACATCGTCGCTGCTGGTAGCTTCGATTCTTCCAAGAAGCTCGTCCATTGGCCGGTGGAGGATCCCGCGTTTGTTGACAGAGAAGAATGGGGAGAACTCTACGCCAACATTGCGAACAGCATCCCAGACCTTGTGTCAAGAATCGAGGAAGCATGAAAATCAGGTTCCTCGTCGCTTGGCAATACGCTGACGGTGAAAATGAACGCGAAATGATAAACCTTGAACCGATGACATTTTTCGAGGCGTTTGAAGACATCGAGAAAGCTATGACGTATGCCTCAGATAAACAAGATGATGGCTGTCAGGCTGAACTCTTTGGGTGTCTTTCTCTAGGAACATTCAAATGACCGCAAGGCGAGGAAAGCGAAAGAAGGACAAAGAGCCGCCAATCCCAAAAGGGCAGCCAAAGGTCAAAATTACCGATGCACGTGGTGATCCCGTTCATTTGGAGATGGGTGACCTAAAAGAAGTAAAGATGTTGTTCGGTAGTGATATCAAAATTAGTGGAGAAGCACAAGAATACTTGGGAGGACTAGCTAATCAACACTTTAATTTAGAAGGTAGTTGGGTTTTTTCTCGGCATTCCCCTTTCCCATTCAGCCATTACAGAGGTAACATCATTCAAGTTACTCACTTTCTTGGTAGGGAACTTGGAGTACCATACCGTGATATTCTTGGAGGTGTCCCTATTATTTGTTCCTCTGAATTTATGGTTGGTGCGAGACAGTTTGAAATTTTCTCCGACATTTGTCATATCGGTTATGAGGCTATAGCAGAGCTAAGAACGCAAATCGAAAGTCATCGAATTGTTTTACTTCATACTCCCCCCTTTATTGATGGATCAGAATATATTCATAGAGATGGACCTCTTTCTATTGGGTTGAAATACCTGAGGGATTTTGACGCAATCAATTTTACTCTACAAGTTTGCGGTAACTCGACCAAGACGCAAGAAGAAATCGAATTCGAAGAGATGTATGGTGACTAAGGAGAAATCATGAAGTGTCCCTACTGTCAATCTGAAAACGTCGATTACCCTACCGTTAACATTGGTGTGGGAGAACAGCAGTGCGCTCCGGCAGGGTGTATGGATTGCGGCGCCGTCCAGCTCTACCCAGACGAATCTCCTAAAACAGAGGAGGAAAAGAAGACCGGCTGGACGCGGTGAACATCTGCATTTGTATTCCCACCAAACGCCACCCTCCTCTTCGAACGTTGATGAACCATCCGACAGGAGGCTTTCCGGTCATCGTAATTGCTGATCCTGAAGTATACGACGAGCACGTTGCATATTCAGATAACCTCGTCGAAATGGGGAAGAAGGGGATTGGAGCCCAAGTTGCAGAGTGTTATACACAAGCTGCGGCTCATGGCTATGATCACTTCGTCAGGCTGGACGATGACCTCGAACCTGGGGTTTTTGTTGAACGTGCTCAGGAAGACCCGGAGGACACTGACAAAGATGCGGACTTCGAGGTTCGTCGTCCATCTCTTCTTTACGTTATTGACAAGTTGATCGAATGTCTTGAGCATACAGGATTGTCGTATGCCGGCATCAATTCCAATGGGAATGCCCACTGGATGAGAGCAGGGTACTCGAAGACATACGGTGATCTTCCTGGCTGTTGCAATCTGTCAATAGCGAGCCCCACACCGTTCATGGATCCTGAACTAAAGCGCATGGAGTGGGTCTACAGAGTCTGCGCTCACCGACGTTACGACCTTGCTAACGGAGGGGCAGGGAGAAACGGCAAGGTCAATTTCATCGGGCTCGACTACAAGCGGCTCTGGGGGAACATGACATCTTGCGACATATCACAGGAAGATATGGACAAGTCCCAGAACATCATTCTAACGGCCTTCTCCGATCTCGTCATGTTCACTGACCCATCAACTTGGACTAACGCCGTTCCTCACAACATTCCAAAGGTTAAGTATCTCAAATGAGAGATAAAAGTGAGATTCTGGTCTGTATACCTTCGAAGAGACTTCCTCCGTTAACAAGTCTTGAGCTTCACCTTGAACGGCTACGTTACCCTATTCTCCTTATCTCGGACCCAGACGTTTTCGAGATTCACAGACAATTCTATGATGGGTCCAAGATAGACGTAATACGTGGAGAACACGGTGTCAAACGGCAGACCATGAGATGCTACTCCGAAGCCGCTGACCGCGGGTATCAGCATTTCTTTAGAATGGATGACGACTACATCCCTGGTGTCTTTTACCAACTGGAGAAGCAATTAGATGTCGACATCAATGACATCATCGAACAAGCACACCGATGTCTGCTTGAACTGAATGTCTCTTACGTTGGGTTCATGAATACCAAGAATCCTAGGGAACTGAGACCTTCATTTTCCAAAACTCACGGTCATCTCGCCGGTGCCGCCGTCATGGCTATCTCAACCAAGACCCCGGAAACTTTCATGAGCCTTGACCCTGATCTTGCAGGGGTTCACGAAGACCTCTACAGAACATGTGCTCACAGAAGGTACGAGCGCGACGTTCTTGGTGGGCGAGGGGAAAACGGGAGAGTTAACTTTATCGGGGCTACGTGGGCCGGATGCTTCGGAAAGAACACGTCGATCGTATCTACGCAGGAAGGGATTTACAGATCCGAAAATTTCCTTTCACAAGAGTTCCCTGACATGATAACCTTCATTGATGGTAGTGAGTACGTGAACGTTCTGGGTTTCGAGAAACGAAAGAAACGTTATCTCAAGTCTTGGTGATTATGAACACTTGTATCTGTATCCCAACCAAACGAAAAACCCCAGTTCTAACTCTGGAAAGTTTCAGTATTCCAGATGACAGGAAAGTCCTGCTCATTTGTGACCCCGAAGTCTATCAGGAACACAAAGAAAAATACGAGAACGACCCTAAAATCATGGTTGTTCTTGGGGTTCGAGGTATGGCTCGTCAGGCGTCAGAATGTTATCGCTTGGCGGCATTGCACGGATACGACACTTTCCTGCGCCTTGATGACGACCTTCAACCCGACTCGTTCATTCACGTAGATGGGTATAGTGTCGGTCTTGAAGAACTCATCAACGAGATGCAGGACTGTATGGAGCATTTCGATATTACTCTCGTAGGGCTTCAAATGACGTCTAATCGGTATTGGTTGGACAACAATGATCAGCCTTACGGTCGAGCGTATTCTCATATCTCCGGTGGGGTAAGTCTGGTTAAAAGTTCTCTTGACCCGACGGTCTTTGTTCACCCACTTCTGAGACATAGTGAGGATACTTGGAGAACTTGTTCCCATCGTCAATATGACATTGATCGTGGTGGCAAGGGGTTGAATGGGAGAGTGAATTTTATCGGATTCAACTTCTCTGGTTGCATGGAATGGAGCCAAGGGAACAAGGGCAATAAGTCGATTATTGATTCTAATCAGGAAGACATTGAGAGTGACAAGCGTTTGATTGAAGAACACTTTTCACATCTGATAGAATTCGGCAGACTTGGAGACTATGACAATGGAGGTAAGTACCGGAATTACAAGAAGAAGTATCTAAGGTACAAACCAAACTAGGAGACGTTGTGGAAAATCTGCTAATCATTATTCCAACGAAAAGAAAGCCTCCAGTTAAAACGTTGGAAACTTATCAACCAGTCAAATATCCAATAGTGATTCTTGCTGATCCTTCAGTTTATGAGGAACATCAAGAGTACTACCGCTTTTCTCTCGCAAAGGTAATTCCTGGCGCAGTTGGGATGGGGGCTCAATCCCACCTTTGCTACGTCACGGCTCATGAATTGGGTTTCGATAAATTCTTTCGCATGGATGACGATCATGTTCCGGGGATGTTTCGCGCGTGTGATCTAATGACTGATGCAATCTATGAACCGTCATTAGATATTATTATCCATTGTGCGAATTTTTGTCTTAAAACTCTACCAGTAACCTTGGTAGGATTTCAGAATAAAATAGGAGCTGCCGCCTTATCTTCTGGGAGTGGTAAGTGCAGAGAAACCTTTACCCACATCTCGGGTGGCGCAAATTTAGCCGTGGTCATCCCCGGCATGCTTGACGATAAGGTCCTCAAGACACTACAAAGAAATGAAGATTCTTATCGAACCTGCTTCCACCGTAAGCGTGCTCTCAACCAGAAGAACGGCAGAGTAACCCACATCGGGGTTTCTTGGAGTAAGTGCTACGGGAAGAACACGTCAATCCTCTGTAGTCAGGAAGAACTCACTGCGTCTGAGGACACGGTTTCGAGATGCTTCCCTGACATGCTGACCTACGGCCCGGAGACATTGCTGGATGAGCGTGGACTCACCATAAGAAAGCGGAGATACCTTCCTTGAGCGTGTGTATCTGCATCCCCACTAAACGGAAGCCACCACTAGACACTCTGAAAAATTACAAGGTTCCAAGAGAAGTCAAAACATATATCATCGCCGACCCTTCTGTGTACACGGATCACCGATCGTACTATTCTCGCTCGGAGTATTACGTTCTCCCCGGTGTCCCTGGAATGTGTGCGCAAATCGCTGAATGCTACAGTTGGGCTTACTCCCATGGGCACGATTGGTTCTTACGTTTAGATGATGACTGTCCACCTAACATCTTTCGACACTATGACGAGAGCCCTGCTACCTTGGATGAAATTCTCCAAGAATGTCTGACTTGTGCGGAGACATTAGGGGTTACTCTTGTTGGGCTTAATCTTAAGCATTCCGATATGTGTTTAGACTATGAACACAGTGATAGGAACACTTATGGATTTGTGAATTTCGCGAGAAGCACAAACCATCCTGAATTGTTCGTGGACACTACTCTACAGAAGCGTGAAATCGAGTACAGGGTTTGCGCTCACCGTAGGCATGACAAGAAGTTGATGGGCGTAGTGAAGCATATCTACGCAAAGTACAGTCTCATTAAAAATGTTCCTACCGTCATCGAAAACAGTGTTAAAGCCAGTAACGAAGCGTTGCTGAGAATAGTCGAATTGTTCCCGGAGATGGTCACCCGTATGGACCTTAAACACGGTGGAGATGGTTCAGTAGTTACGATGAAATTTAAAAGAATCACTTGACATTTGAGTTTAAATATGGTAGGGTTGGGTACTTGTGAAATCCTTTGGTCAGTTACCGAGACGTGGTGGGTTGGCAGCAGTGAGACACTCTGTTTTGCTGGAAATCCGAGCCGGTAACTCTGAAGGTGCCTATGCCCTGACTAAGATTCTAGTTAGGTTAGCCCGTCAACGAGAGGAAAGAAAGAATGATAGTCAACGTAAGAGGAACGAACGGATCGGGTAAGACAACAGTCGTGCGCGAATTGATGAAGCGTTACAAAGCCATCAAGAATGTCGAACTCCCCAACAGCGCCCGACGAACCCCCATCGGTCATTTGTGCGGCCTGCACGATGACGACACTTTCAACCTTTGGTTGATGGGGCCTTACCTCGACACTTGCCAGACCGGCGGATGCGACCTCATCAAGAACCCTTCACACATCATGGATGATGACGGCATGACCGTCATCACCCCCGGCTACTTTTCGATCATCGAGGAACGTGCGCGGGAAGGTTACCACGTTCTCTTCGAAGGGATCGTCGCGCAGCACTGCACAGGAAAGCTCCTGGATCTTCACAGAGCCAAGCTGGACGTTCTCGTCATTGGGCTTACGACCCCTGTCGAGATTTGCATCGAACGGGTGAAAATTCGCCGCGCCGAGGGACAAGGGTACAAGAAAGAGCTAGTTCTCGACCCGAGCAACCTGATCCGTGAAGAACGCTCCGTAAAGAACGCCCTCGCCAAACTGAAGTCTAACGGTGTCCACGTCGAGCACATGGACGTGGCCGACGCCATCAAACGAATTGCGGGGATCTTCGGATGTTAGAAGAAAACGTCAATCAGTTCTTCGCTACGGCTCGGGAACGTTACAACATCAAACTTCGACGGGAAGCTGGAGAACCTCCGCCGTGGACATTCGACCCTCACTTCAAGACGTGGCGATTCTGCAACGTTCATCGCGAAGACGACAAGACCACCGTTCACTTTCGCGAGAACGTTCGCAACCCACTAAAGATGGCTCCACTGTTTCATCAGCTTCGGTCGGCGTTCATTTATCGTTGGTTCAACCGAATTGAAACCAACGATATGATTCTTGATCTTCTTCGTGGTGAATGGAACACCGAAGAAGCGAGACGGCGACTCGAAGGGTGGAGCCCACTCGTCACTGGTGCGTTTATGGTCAGTTCTCCCGCAGGGTGCAACAAGCTGGATGGCATCTTGTGGTGCATTGACACTTCACTCCCAATGCTGGAAGGCTTTCTCGGAAATTGGGGAACTGCCATTTACGGATTTGAAGGACTCAAGGGTTGGTGGAAGCATCTCAAGACCCTACCCTACATGGGCGGATTCATGGCCTACGAGCTGGTCTCCGACCTTCGCTGGACTCCCCTTCTGGACAAGGCACCTGACATCATGACGTGGGCCAATCCGGGTCCTGGTGCCCAACGTGGGCTGAGCTGGCTCACGCACGACGACAACACAATCAAAATCGACCAAGACGATGTTCAACCGTCGATGCAGGAACTCCTTGCAAGGGCTGGAGATTCTGCGTATTGGCCTAAGGAGTGGCGTTCTTGGGAGATGCGTGAAGTTGAGCACTGGCTCTGCGAATACGACAAATGGGAGCGCTCAAACCACGGTCAGTCACAAAAGCGGAGGTACTCGTACTAATGTACGTCATCGAAGCCAGAAACGTAAACGACGCTGCTCAGCACGCGTACAATGTCATCAACAAAATTGGAGTCGAACGTGGGAGCCGTAACGGTCCAGTACTTGTCTCTCCATATCCCGTCACTACCGTTTATCTCCGGCCCTGGGAGCGTGTGCTGTTTGGTGAAAAACGAGACGCAAATCCGTTCTTTCACCTATACGAATCCATGTGGATGCTGGCAGGTAGACGAGATCTTGATCCTCTTCTTCGTTACGTCAAGAACTTCTCCCAGTTCAGCGACGACACTTCCACTCTTCACGGAGCCTACGGGTATCGTTGGCGAAAGATGTTCGGAACCGACCAGCTCGACGTGATCGTCGAACGTCTCAAAAAGAATCCGGAAGACCGACGCTGTGTTCTCCAAATGTGGAGTGCCATTCACGACCTCGACATTAACTCTCGTGACATACCTTGCAACGATACCGCTACGTTTCAAATCGGTCACGACGGTAAGCTAAATCTCGTGGTCTTTTGCCGTAGCAACGATATCGTTCTTGGGTGCTACGGGGCGAACGCGGTTCACTTCTCTTTTCTGCTGGAATACATGGCGGTGAGAATTGGTGTGCCGATGGGGACGTATTCTCAAGTCAGTGTGAATTGGCACGCCTACATCTCGACTCTCGACAAGTTGAAGTACGATACGTCGCTCGACATTCAACCCTACGACAATCTGGACACCATTCCAATTCCTTTCGAGAACACTGACAGGTGCCTCTTAGACCTGCTGAAAAACGTGGACGAACAGGATCAACGGGAAGACCTATTCAATACCCCTTGGATGGACACCGTGTGGCGAGTCATGTTGGCCCATCAACGTTACCGTCTTTATCCACCACCGTATCGGTTTGAATTTTCGTTGAACGCCCTCGCTAAGTCGGTTCACGTCACCAACGATTGGATCGTTGGGGCAACACAATGGCTCGAACGACGTTATCGGACCTGGAGAGACCACTAATGGCTATCCTCCTTTCGGATCTAAACCTTGCTACAATCGGCCCGGAAGCAATGGAACGAATTTCACGACAGACAATGCCTGCATGTGGATCTTGTAAGTATTGGAGTAAAGGCACGATTCAAAATCAGAAAGGATTCCCAATAGGAAATTGTAAGAAAATTCATTGGCAAGATATCAAAGACGGTACACTGGCCGCTTGTGAATCTCCTGGTGAATTGGAAACACGTTCCGATTTTGGATGCACTATGTGGGAGACAAAATCATGAGCTACACAATCGCACTCATCAAGCCTGACGCAGTTCAACGGAGATTGGTTGGCTTAATCATCTCCAGGGTTGAAGAAACGGGACTCGGCATTGTCGCAATGAAGATGCTTCACAGCAGCGGATGGAACGCCAAAGCGTTCTATTCTCGGCAGCACTTCGGAAAGCCGTATTACCGCGATCTTTGCACGTTCATGCTTGCAGGAGATAGCTTCGGTCTCGTCTTGTCAGGAACGGACGCTATCATGACGTGGCGGGATAAGATGGGTTCCTTCAACACTCGTGCTGAAGGGACCATCCGCGGGGACTTCATGTTGAAGGATGCCCGTCCAATGGAGAACCTCGTCCACGGTTCTGACAGTCTGGAGAGCTATGCTTACGAATACAACGTTCTCTTCGGGCAGCCTGTCAAACTGGGAGACGTATCACGGTGCGTTTGCAACCATTTTCACTTACTGACGAATGAGTTGCAAGAAGGAATCGAAAACACCCGCACGGAACGATGTGCTCAATGTGGGTGTCTACACTTCGTCGCAGGAGAGTTGGTCAGGAAGTAATCCATTAAGGAGAAAGTATGAGAAAGACAAAGAAGCACCTTGGCCGTAAGTTTTCGGAAGTTCTCAACGGGAAGAGTTTCGACGAGCATGTCGAAATTATCGGTGACCCTGAAGAAGTCAGGAATACCGTCGTAAAAGAGATGCTCGATGAAGTTGATAAGCGGGTGGTTTCTGCCTCCGTCAATCACCCGTCGCACTACGGCGGAAAGAACGACAAGTTCGAGCACATCAAGGTCGCCGAGGCAAAGGGTTGGGACGGAGACGCCTACATCTACAACCTGACGCGCTACATTTGGCGTCTCGAATTCAAAGACGGCAAGATCACAAATCTGAAAGACGCCCAGCCTGTGATTCAGGAACTCAAGAAGGCCCTGTTCTATCTCCAGCGCAGGGTCAGCAGACTCGAGAAGTGACATGACCGAATCCAAAGGTGGAATCACCTTTCTTGAACTCTTGCTGGTCGTATTCGTTACACTCAAACTCTGCAAGGTAATCTCCTGGTCCTGGTGGTACGTGATGACACCTCTCTGGATTCCTGTTCTACTTGCGCTGATAGTGTTTGTCGGAGCCTGGATCTGGAACCATAAATGAAGGGAGTTATCTTCAAACTCGTATTGAACCGTGGTTTCGGGTTCATTCGAGGCGACAATGGAGTCGCCTACTTCTTTCACGCACGAGAAGTCATCCCTACTTTTGCCTTCGACATCATGCGTGAAGGAATGGCTGTTGAGTTCATATCAGATATCTGTGAAAAGGGACCACGGGCGGAGAAGGTTCGAGTCGACAAATCCCTTGAACTGAAAGCAGCGAATGCGAGAAAGTTAAAGTAATATGGATCTGTCACGTTCACGAATCCCGCCGTTCGACCACCAGAGGGTCGGCGTTGACAAACTCGTTATGTGGAACGAGCCCAGCGTCGGCCGCATTCACGGTGGATGCTTTGCTTTGTTCGACGAAATGGGAGCGGGCAAAACAAAGCAAGTCATTGATGCAGCACAAATCCTATTTGAAATAGGAGAAATTGACCTTGTAATTGTCATCACTCCTAACACCGTTCGACCAGTCTGGGTCGATCCCGACTTTGGAGAACTGGAAAAGCATTCTTGGGAAGATCTCCCAGTTGCTTGGACCGAATATCGTCAGAAAACTCGATCCTGGGGGCGAGGGCCGAAGGCTGACCGACGCCTTGATTGGATCGTGACGAACTACGATTTCATTCGTAAGCACGAGCGGCTGGAATACTTGCTCCAGTTTGCTGGCCCTAAGACCATGCTCGTGTTGGACGAATCAACAGCGATTAAGAACCCAACGACTCAGCAATTCAAGGCTTGCCTGAAACTGAGGCGGCTCTGTAAGCGCGTTATAATCCTTAACGGTACACCTATCGCTAACAACCCTGGTGATCTGTTTGCCCAGATGTACATACTCGACCCGAAGATCATAGACCAGAAGAACTGGTTCTACTTCCGTTCGCGATATGGGATCTTGGGTGGGTTCAAGGCAAAGCAGATTGTCGGTTGGCGAGACGTTGAAGACTTGCAACGTCGCATCGCCCCATACTGCCTAAGACGGCTGAAGATGGACTGTCTCGACCTTCCACCGAAGCTAGATCCGGTGATTGTGCAGACAACGTTGACTCCTCCAACGTGGAAGATCTACAAAGACATGCGCGATGACATGCTAGCGTGGCTGGATACGCAGACTGTAGCAATCTCATCTCAAGCTGCCGTCAAGGCCATGCGCCTCGCACAAATTACGAGCGGGTTTCTTGGTGGAATTGAGGACGTTGACTTGCCAGAGCCGACCCCGACCGGACCGACCGAAACTGACGCTAGCCGGCCGCCGTGGGTGCCCGTCCTGGCGTCGGTAAACGGCCCTGGGAGGCCAAACGGGAACCCGGCCGACCCTTCACCCCTGCCGGCCGGTTTGGACGGCCCCACGCGGGAAATTGGCTCCGAAAAACTGGAAACACTTCTCGACTGGATTGGTGAACGTCTCGAAAACGAACCCAACTTTAAGCTGATGGTTTGGTGCCGATTTCGTGTCGAACTTCAGCGATCAGTGCGCGCCATCGAAGCCAGGTTTCCTCACGTTCAGGTAGGTTCTATCATCGGTGGGCAGAAGGCGGATGACAGACAGCGATCATTAAGCCTGCTTCATCCTAACACGGCGCCCGAGGGTCCTGTCGTTGTTCTCGGTATCACGCAAAC